AAACACCGACAAGCGCAGAAGTTTCACAATCTAAAGCAGCACAAGTAGAAGACAGTATTGAATTAAAAAAAAGAAGAGTAAAAGCAAAAGGAAGATCACCAACAATCATGACAGGAGTTACTGGCGCAACTGGTGGCTTGACTTTAGGTAAACCAAGTTTATTAGGAATGTAATATGGCACAATCAGAAAAAGCAAAAATTTTATTATCAAGATTTGACAGACTAAAATCTCAAAGACAAAATTGGGAAAGTCATTGGCAAGAAGTTGCAGACTATATGCAACCAAGAAAAGCAGATGTAACTAAGTCAAGATCTAAAGGGGATAAAAGAACAGAACTTATTTTTGATTCATCACCATTACAATCAGTAGAATTATTATCGGCATCACTACATGGTATGTTGACAAACCCATCAACACCTTGGTTCTCTTTAAAATTTAAGAACGAAGATATGGAAGGAGAAGATGAAGCAAAATTATGGTTAGAGTCTGCTACTGAAGTTATGTACTCTGCGTTTAATCAATCAAACTTTCAACAAGAAATTTTTGAACTGTATCATGATCTAATTACATTTGGTACAGCAGCAATGTTTATTGAAGAAGATGATGAAGATAATTTAAAATTTTCTACAAGACATATTAATGAAATATATATTTCAGAAAATGAAAAAGGAAGAATAGATACAGTATTTAGAAAGTTTAGAATATCTGCAAGAGCAGCAATAAGAAAATTTGGAAATGTATCAAACAACATTGCAGTTATAGCAAAGAAGGATCCTTACGAAGAAGTAGAAATACTTCATGCAGTTTATCCTAGAGACGATTACAATCCTAAAAAACAAGACACAGAAAATATGCAATTTGAATCTATTTATTTAGATGCAGATTCTGGAGAAGAATTATCTGTATCTGGATTTAGAGAGTTTCCTTTTGTAGTACCTAGATACTTAAAAGCATCACACGAAATTTATGGTAGATCTCCTGCAATGACAGCTTTACCAGATGTTAAGATGCTAAATGAAATGTCAAAAACTATAATTAAGTCTGCGCAGAAACAAGTTGATCCACCTTTATTAGTTCCGGATGATGGTTTCTTGTTACCTGTAAGAACTGTTCCTGGTGGTTTAAATTTTTATAGAGCAGGAACTAGAGATAGAATTGAACCATTAAACATTGGTGCAAACAATACACTAGGTTTAAATATGGAAGAGCAAAGAAGAAACTCAATTAGAAATGCTTTCTATGTAAATCAATTAATGATGCAAGATGGTCCACAAATGACAGCAACAGAAGTTATACAAAGAAACGAAGAGAAGATGAGATTGCTTGGTCCAGTTCTTGGTAGACTTCAATCTGAATTATTAAAACCATTAATAGATAGATCGTTTGCAATTTTAATGAGAAGAAACTTATTTGCACAACCACCAGAATTTTTATCTGGTCAAGATATAGAAATTGAATATGTATCACCATTAGCTAAAGCACAAAAATCTACAGAGCTGTCATCTATTATGAGAGCGATTGAAATTATGGGTAGCTTATCAAATGTTGCTCCAGTATTTGATCATATCAATATGGATAAATTAGTTAGACATTTAACTAACATTGTTGGTGTTCCACAAAAAATATTAAAACCACAATCTGAATTAAATGCCGAAAGACAAGCACAAGCACAACAACAAGAACAAATGCAACAAATGCAACAAGTACAACAACTAGCAGAAGCAGGAGGAAAAGTAGCACCATTAGCAAAAGCATTGCCAGAAGAAGCAAAAGCAGTAGCTAATGCAGACACAGAATAATATGCAATCAGAAAAACAAATGGAAAATCTTATAAAAAGATTAAGAGATAATTATCAACATATTTTTAATACAGACGAAGGCAAAGAAGTTTTGTCTGATTTAGAAAAAAGATGTCACTATCATTCTACTACCAATGTAAAAGGTGATAGTCATGAGAGTGCATATATGGAAGGTCAACGCAGCGTACTTCTATTTATAAAAACAATGCTGCAAAAGGAGAATAAGAATGTCAAGTGAACAGATAACACAAAATGATGTGCCTGTAGAAGAAACGACACAAGCTACTACAGACACTCCTCAACAAACAGTTAGTTCTACAACAACAGAACAACCAACTGTTGCTAAATCTTGGAAAGAAACAATCTCAGAAGAGTTTAGAAATGATCCAAACATTTCTAAGTTTACTGAAATAGATGCGTTAGCAAAAAGTTATATCAACGCAACTAGAATGATTGGACAAGATAAAGTTGCAGTACCAAATGAAAACTCAACAGATGATCAATGGAATGAAATTTATGGAAAACTTGGTAGACCAGAATCACCAGATAAATATAAATTAGAAGTACAATCTGAAACAGTTCCATTAGATGAAAACACAGTAAAACAATTTGCAGAGAATGCTCATAAGCTAGGTTTAAATAATAAACAGGCTCAAGGTGTATTAGAATATTATAAAAACTCTATGGAAGGTTCTTTGCAACAAGCAAGAATAGATACTGAAACTGCTCAAGCAAATGCCGAACAAGAACTTCGTAAAGAGTGGGGTCGATCTTATGATGAGAATATAAAAAAAGCTGGTGCTATTGCTAAAGCAAACATGAGTGAAGATATTCTTAACATGGAACTAAAAGATGGTACTCGTATTGGAGATCATCCTGCTGTGATAAAAGGTTTTGCAAGCATTGCTAATCTTATGTCAGAAGATAAATTGGTAAGTACAGAAAGTGAGAATGTTGATAGAGGTACAGATTATGAAGCCGAAATTAGCAAACTTGTTAATGACAGGGATGGTCCATATTGGAATAAGTCTCATCCAGATCATGACAAAGTAGTTCAACAAGTATTTACTTTAAGAACTATGCTTAATGGATAAAGAAGAATTAAAATTAGAAATACTTCGTATTGTTGTAGAGAGTGGATCAGAAAATCAAAAATCTAATCCCTTGCCAATCTGCGAAGAATATTATAAATGGATTTGTAAGGCGAGTGAAAATTCGCCTAACAAAAGTAAGACAATTCGTAAGAACCTTACTGACAAGAAGGAATAGACTCTAGTCTAACAGACTTTAAATGCAAGAGAAGCCAATTTTTTTTGAGAACTCCTCTGATTTTGTTTAATAATAACTTAACAAATAATAGGAGACAATTATGTCAACTGAAATAACAAAAGCATTTGTAGAACAATATAGTTCAAACATACAAATGTTATCACAACAAAAAGGTTCTCTTCTTAGAGATAAAGTAAGATTAGAATCTGTAACTGGTAAGAACGCATTCTTCGATCAAATCGGAAGCGTTACTGCTACAGTAAGATCAACTAGACACTCAGACACTCCACAAGCTGATACTCCTCACTCAAGAAGAAGAGTTTCACTTGTTGACTATGAGTTCGCAGACTTAGTTGATGATCTAGATAAAGTAAGAATGTTAGTAGATCCTACTTCTAGCTACGCACAAGCTGCTGCTTATGCAATGGGTAGAGCGATGGATGATGCTATCATTACTGCTGCGCTTGGTTCATCTGACACAGGTGTTGCTGGTGGTACTGCTGTTGCATTACCTGCTGGTCAAAAAATCGTTGAAGCTGGAACTGCTGGTTTAACTGTTGCTAAATTAAGACAAGCAAAAGAAATCATCGATCTTGCTGATGTTGATCCTTCACTAAAAAGATACATCGTAGTATCTCCAAAACAGATCTCTGATCTATTAGGAACTACTGAAGTAACTTCAAGTGACTTCAACACAGTAAAAGCATTAGCTGCTGGAGATGTTAATACATTCCTTGGCTTTGATTTCTGTGTTTCTAACAGACTAGCAATCGCTTCAAGCAAAAGAAAATGTATCGCTTTCGTACAAGATGGTGTTGCATTAGCTGTAGGTAAAGACTCTACTGCTAGAATCGATGAAAGATCTGATAAAGGCTACGCAACTCAAGTTTACTATTCTGCTGCATTCGGTGCAACTAGAATGGAAGAAGCTAAAGTTGTAGAAGTTCAAGCACACGAAGCTTAATAAATAGAATTTTAGGGGGTGGAAGCGAGAGTGAAAACCCCCTGGAATGCATGAAAAAGATACAAGATTTAAAACCTGTATTACATTTTAAAAAAGATAATTATGTATATAGGTATGTTTTAGTAGACAGGTTTAAGAATGATAGTAAAAATCATTATGGATTTGATAGTAAAGAAGAGAGAACAACAGAAGAAATTTTCGCTTTAGAAAAAGATAGACATATAAGGCGAAAGTATATTATAAGGAAGTAGTATGGCATCAGTAGTAGACATTTGTAATGGAGCATTAAACCAACTTGGTGCATCAACAATACTTACACTTACAGAAGATTCAAAGAATGCAAGACTTTGCAACGCAAGATACACACAAGTTAGAGATAGTTTGTTTAGATCTCATCCCTGGAATTGTTTAATTAAAAGAGCTGAACTTGCAAGAGATACAGATACTCCTTCATGGGGTTTTAGTTATCAGTTTACTTTACCTGCAGATTGTTTGAGAGTTCTTACAATTTTAAATTATGATTATGATTATAAAGTTGAAGGAAGAAAAATTTTAGCAAATCATGGTACAGTTAAAATACAATATGTTTCAAGAGTAACAGATCCTAACCAATACGATGAACTATTAAGAGAAACAATTTCTGCTTCATTAGCTGCAGACATTGCTTATGCCGTAACTTCTTCTAATCCTACGGCTTCTAATATGTATAATTTATTTCAAGATAAATTAAAAGAAGCTAGATTTGTAGATGCTACAGAAGGTCAAAACAATAATCCAGACAATGGTCAATCAGATATTATTGGTGCTTCATCGTTTATAAACTCAAGGTACTAACCTATGGCTAGAGTTGCTGTTCAATTAACGAACTTCACAGGTGGTGAACTATCACCAAGGTTAGATGGTAGAAATGATTTACAAAAATATCCTACAGGATGTAAAACTTTAGAAAATATGATTGTCTACCCTCATGGTAGTGCAGCAAGAAGAAGTGGTACACAGTTTGTAGCAGAAGTAAAAGATAGTTCTAAAGAAACAAGATTAATTCCTTTTGAGTTTAGCACAACACAAACTTATATGTTAGAGTTTGGAGAACAGTATATAAGATTTTATAAAGATAATGGTCAAATATTATCTGGTGGTTCGGCTTATGAAATTAGTTCACCTTATTTAGAAGCAGAATTATTTGATATTAAATATGCACAATCTGCTGATGTTATGTATCTTTGTCATCCTAATCATCCAGTAAAAAAATTAGCTAGAACAGGTCATACATCCTGGACACTAACAAGTGTTGATTTTACGAATGGTCCATTCATGGATCATAATATTGAAACAACAACTATAACTGCATCACATACTAATGCTGGTCAAACAGGAACATTAACTTTATCATCAACTACTGGAGTTAATTCTAATCAAGGTTGGTTATCAACTGATGTTGGAAGATTAGTTCATATGCTTGATGGTCATGTAAAAATAACAGGATATACATCATCAACTGTAGTTAATATGGAAGTAATAGCAGATATATCAAATGGATCTGCTACAACAGATTTTGCATTAGGCTCATTCTCTGATACTACTGGTTATCCTTCTTGCGTAACCTTCTTTGAACAAAGATTGGTATTCGCAGCAACCTTATCACAACCACAAACATTATTTTTTTCAAAGTCTGGTGATTATGAAAACATGGATGATAATTATCATGGCACAGTAGCAGATGATGATTCTATTATTTATACGATTGCTTCTAACCAAGTAAACGCAATTAGATTTATGACAGCTACAAGAACTT